GCTACTCCAGCTGCTCCTAATGTTCTAACTGTAAAAGATATGTCCATTTCCCAATGTTTATTTGTTGCCGTATCTAATGCAACAACACCTGTATCAGCTAATATAGTTGTTCCAGCTTTTATTCTAAATCTAATTGTTGCTGAACTATTACAAGATAAGTGACCAATTAATTTAGCATGAAATGAATCTCCTATTTTAAAACCATTAGCAGGAATGGATAAAGAACCTACACCAGTACTGATTATATCAGATTCTAATATAGTATTGGTTATAGGAATACTACTAACTGTCTGTGCATAGAGTCCACGTAAATATCCTAAGGGATTTGCGTAATAACTATTAAGTTGTATTTCTGTGGACATAAGTATATAATATACTATAATATACTAAAAATTATTATCATAAGCAAAAAACCCCGGATGTTTCTTCCAGGGTTTTAAATATTTAAGAAGTTACTATGCTATAATTAGATAGTGAACTTTAACTACATTGTTTAATGCAGCTACACCAGCTCCATTACTAAGAACTACTTTAAATGATCCTGCTGCAATGTCAGATACACCAACAACTGGAATACCAGTAGCTGCTTCATCATATTGAACTGATACAAGAATTCTTGATCCAGTACCAACAAGTGCATTATTTACAGTGAAAAAAGTTTTAGCATTAGCTGCAAGAGTAGATGATACCGTAGTAATAACTCCGTTTAATGCATCTATAGTAACTGCAGTAGTAATACTTGTAATCTGAGTTACATTAGCTGTATCATACAATGATTGTAATGGTGCAGCATTAACTGCTAATGAAAGATATCCATCATCACGTGTTGGGTCTTTTGAACCTACTGCAAGTAAATTAACTGTATCTGTTGGAAGAGCAACTCTATAGTTACCAGCTTTGATCCAAGAGATAAAATTTAATATATCCATGATTTATTTTTATTATACCATTTTTAAAACATTGCCTGCTGTAGTATCTACCCAAACAGTTCCAGCAGGTAAACCAGCTGAAGATGTTGGTGCAGTTTTCATAGAAAGAGCATTAATAAATGTAGTACATGTTCTATCTGCTGTTATATTAGAACCTACAATCATAGCCTTACAAAATGATGATGTATTATTAAATTCACCTCCTAAAATAGCAGACCTATAAGCTGAAGCAGTATTAAAAGCACCTCCAACCACTGTTGAACAACAACCACTAGCTGTATTAACAAATCCGCCACCAACTGTTGAAAAAGAACCACTTGCAGTATTATTATAACCTCCACCTACTGTTGAATAATTACCATTTGCAGTATTACCAGTACCTCCACTTACTGTTGTGTATTGAGCTGATGAAGTATTTTGTCTACCTCCGCTTATTGTTGAATAAGTACAACTTGCAGTATTACATCTACCTCCACTTACTGTTGAATTACTACCACTTGCAATATTACTATTACCACATCTTACTGTAGAACAACATCCTGTTCCTACTACTACAATACCTGCAGGAGGAACTGGAACACAAGTAACTACTTGATCAATAAAGTCTTGAGCAGAAATTGCTCCAGCAAGGTAACCATCATCTCTTTTTGGATCTTTAAGTCCAACAGGTAATAGTGTTTGATTAGCATTAACGGAAGTAACAACTCTGCCACTTTTAACCCAAGAAATAAAATTTAGAATATCCATGATGTATAAGTATAATTATTATATACTATAATATACTCAAAATATTTTAAATCACAAAGATATTATCCTTTTTTTCCAATTCTTATATGCTTGTACCAGAGTCTTTCATGAAAGAAATATATAACTGGTTTGATGACTAACTCTCCTACACCAAGTAATGATGCCATACTTAGAGATGCGCCTAGTGAATATGCTACTGTTACAGTAGCAAGTGTACCAAATATTCTATATGATATTGTCTTAAGGATATGTCTTGCTAGTACAGACTCTTCTTTTACTGTAGTAACATAAGCAATGTTATTCTTAATCACTAGTTCTCCTTCACAACTAATGTGCCACTTATACTCCTGGATATCTTCCATCCAGTCCATAGTAGTAGAAGTATGACCATTAATAATAATGTTAGATACTAGTTCTTCTTGTCCATCTGTAATGAGTCTCCATCTCTCATTCTCAGTTTTACTATGAACATTAAATCTAATTTGAAACTTCTTAATTGCCATTTTTTAGTTGTTCTCTAATTTTTGTTGCTGAAATTTCTGCTACCTGTGCGGGAGGTATGTGCTCAATAATATCATAGCCAACTCCTCTACCAAACTCAATTGAACATATGTCAGGAATGATACTAACTTTAATTGTACCCTGACCACAAAGTTCTCTATACTCATTAGTTATGTTACTTAATACTTCTTCTGCTGTCCACGGATTCTTTTCATCCGGTGCAATATCTCTAATTGCTATCCAAACTTTCTTACTCTCATCTAATGCTCTTTTAAATAAAGCTTTATGACCATCATGTAGTGGTTGCCATCTACCTACAAACAAAGCATACTGCTCTGGTTTAGATGGTAATGATGATCCTACATGTACTAGTTTTCTCCATTCTTTCTCCATAATACATCCATTATATAATCAATGCAAGCATCAATTGTGTTATTATCTGTGTTTAATATTCTGACTCCCTCAGAAGCTACCGGAGCTTCAAAATCTTTTACATGGTATTGTTCCCGCCCGCGAGGCTCTTGATACATTAGATAGAAGAAATGAGTCTTAGGATGTAACTCTCTAAGATAGTCCCGTACTTTTTTGTACGGGAATACCATAGAGTAAATAACATTAGGCTTAATTGAACTATGATGCAAGTAATAACCTATATCACATGCTTTAGTAAGATTCTTAATTCTTCCTTCTTTAGAGTAGTCTGTATTCTTAAATGCTTCTCTAAACTTATCTCCATCAATTATTTCTGAGTCTATAAGTCTCTCTGCAAGTTTTTCTGCTAGTGTAGTCTTACCAGAGTGTGGTTGACCAAACAATACTACTATCATTGTTTATAATTAAAGGCTTGGTTATACCATCCATAGTTATTCCAGATCCAATCTACTACATCTTTACCTAAGATATCTTTAGCTTTAGATGGTACAACTTCTAGTTTCTGTCTGATAACATGATCTCCAAATGCTCCGTATACTGAATCATCTTCTTTGGTAACCTGTTCTATGTTATCAAAGTCGTGCTCATATTCTGGAATACCAAGGTATCTATAGACTCCTCTCATTGTTTCTTCTGGATATAAACATAAGTCTTCAAACTTAACAAAGTGTATCTTCTTATCCAGACCCATTCTGAAGATCTCTGAGAGTCTTTCTAGTGCCATTCCTACTGGAGGATTCTGAGCCCAGATATCTACTCTCTTAGGAACAGATGTGCCTTGCATTTTAGACCAATCTAGGATAGGATCTTGCTTCTCTGGATTCTTTCTGTAGTTCTTCTCCATAGATGCAAATACATCCTTAAGGTTTCTAACCATACAAACTACTTTAGGTTCCGGAAAGATTGTATTTAAAAAGTCATAGTGAATACCCCATCCTCTGGATTTATCTACTACATATTTTTTATCTGTGATACCTTCATAGTATCCAATCATTCCTTTTTGACAGAACTCTAAGAATCCTTTTTTCATTAACTCAGAGTCCTGAGCTAAAAATTCAGGAGAGTTAGTATAGTTTCCTCTTGCTGCAAATACTAATTCTAGTACACCTGATGTAGGTGTAGCATACATATCTGGATTCTGAGCAAAGATATTTTGCAACAAAGTGCTACCAGACCTCGGCATAGAGGACTGAAAAAATAGTTTTTCCATGATTACTTACTTAATGATTCTATAATAGCTTCTACATTGAAGATCTCATCTTCACTATTGTAAGGGAACTCAATTAACTCACCAGCAATATTGAACTTAGAAAGATAAGCATTTCTTAATTCAGGTTTAGTAGTAAACTCATTTGCTAGAATGTTATCATGTAAATCATAACCAAATACTTCTGGTTTATTAGATACCCAACAAACTGTTGCTGGTAATTCTAAAGCAGCTGCAGCATGTTGTGCAAAACTATCAATCAATAATCTTTTGCTACTCATAGCAAGAAGAATACAAAGTGCTCTAAATGTGTCAGTTACAGGAATAGTGTCATTGTAAGATAACTGATCTTCTCTTTTAATGTGTGCAATAGCATAGTCATTCTTAAAGTGTTCAATAACTTTTACAACTGCTGCGGAAGGAAGATCTCGCGCCCAAGAATATTTGTGATCTGTTTGTGCACCACCATTTGTTTGTAATAAAAGAATTGGTTTTTCTGATCCAAACTTATTTTGAAAGTATTGTACTTCTCTTGTAGTAAGATTGATTACTGGTTTTTCTCCAGCATATTCAAGACCAAACATTTCACACCATGTTTTTAATAGGTGCTCATCTTGTCTAATATGTCCTGTTTCTAAATAAGGATCATTAGCAAAGATTAAAAAGTCTTTACCATCAATATACTCATCATAGAAATAAGAAAGTCCATTGAACACAAAGGATCTATGGACTTCTTTATTATTTAAGAATACATCCGGATAACCTGATACTACTATCAGGTCTGATTCCGGATATTTTTTTTTGATTGCTGTACATACTGCAGTGGCCATGATACACTTACCTAGACCACCGTTAATTTGAAAAATAATATTCATTGGTTCCTGTTTTGATTACAAGAACAAATATAATATATTTTTTTTATTCTGCAACAACTTCTGGTTCAGGAGCTACATATGCTTCAACTTCAGCAACTAAAGCTGCAATAGCTTCAACATCTAATTCAGCATACTCAGTTCTCCAACCTTTTGCTTCTGGTGCTTTTGGTTGCCAATCAGCAAACATATCATGGAAGATATTGATTGCATGATACTCTTCTGTTGCTGTGTTTCCTTCTGGTTTGAAAGAATATACATTGTTTACTACAGCAGCCAAAGTAGTTAAAGCTGTAGAAGGAACTTTCTTGTTAGAATCTGTTCCAATTAATTGAGTCTCTCCGTACCCAAAGATGTGTAATGTTGACCAAGTTGCCATTTTTGTTTTATTTTAAGTTATTATTTAAAGTTACTAATTATTATGGTACCATTTTTAAAGTACACGTTGTATTATCAAACCAAACTGATTTTGTAGGAAGTCCTGCATTAGATGTTGGTATACTCATAATGTTTAAGTTATTCACAAATGTAGTACACGTTCTGGTTGCCGTAATGTTAGAACCTACAATCATTGAACATGCAAATGTTGATGTGTTATTACAAACACCCCCTAAAATAGCAGAACTATAAGCACTTGCTATATTTCTTTTACCACCTCCTACTGTTGAATAACAATTACTGGCAGTATTACAATATCCACCACTTACTGTTGAATAATTAGAACTTGCAGTATTAGCATATCCTCCTCCAATTGTTGAATAATAATTACTTGCATTATTCTGACCACCACCACTAATTGTTGAATAATTACAACTTGCAATATTATTAGCACCACCACTTACTATTGAATAAATACAACTTGCCGTATTCTGACCACCACCACTAACTGTTGATCTTTGACCACTTGCAGTATTATTTCTACCACCACTAATTGTTGAGTTATAACCACTTGCTGTATTACATATACCTCCGCTTACTATTGAGTAACAAGCACTTGCAGTATTAAATTTACCTCCACTTATTGTTGACCACTGATTACTTGCAATATTTCTATATCCTCCACTTACTGTTGAATAATAACCACTTGATGTATTATTTCTACCACCACTTACTGTTGAATAAACACCACTTGCCGTATTACATAAACCACCGCCAATTGTTGAATTATTAGTACTTGCAATATTTCTATATCCTCCACTTATTGTTGAAGAAAAACCACTTGCAGTATTACCACAACCACCACCTACTGTTGAATAAATACAACTTGCAATATTAGATTTACCTCCACTTACTGTTGAATAAACAGAACTTGCAGTATTATTTACACCACCACTTACTGTTGACATAACACCACTTGCAGTATTATTATAACCCCCACTAACTGTTGAAAAATCACTACAATTACTTGCTGTATTTGCTCTACCTCCACTTACTGTTGAATTACTACCACTTGCAATATTACTATTACCACATCTTACTGTAGAACAACATCCTGTTCCTAAAACCATAATTCCTGTAGGAACACAAGTAATTACTTGATTGATTAGATCACAAGCTAGAATAGCTGTTGGTTGATAACAACCTGTATATCTTGGATCTCTAGTACCTAAAGGTAAAAGATCCGAATCATTAGTTATTGTTTTAATCTTTCTTGTAGCAATAAGATTAAAAAAGTTTGTAATATTGTTTAACATAAGTTATAGTGTTGATATTATAATATACTAAAAAATATCTAAAGCAACAAACTATTTTTTATAGAAGTGCTGCTAATTGATCTCCTGTAGTGGCAACTGTTGATGTATTCTTAACTCTTTCTCCTATGCTTCCTGTAGTGGTTAATGTTGATGTTTGAACATTCCACACATCAGATGGTGTTAATGTTGCTGTACCAACTGTATTATCTACAGGCACTCCATAGGCAACAGATGCCGGAGCTGGTATGTATGCCGTTCCTGTCTTTGCTCCACTTTGATATGTTACACCATTACGGACATCTGTAACTGCTGGAATCTGACCTGCAATATCTGCAGGATCAGATAAAGTTCTTGTTGCTCCTCCTGTTGTTTGCCCTTTATAAAAAGCACCTGATGCAGTTGATAGCCTAACATATCCAGAAATAGGTACTTGTCCAAAGTTTCCTTGTTCAATTTCTTTGACAGTAACTATTGGTAATTTTGAATTACTTACTAATGCTGCTAAACAATTATCAGGACTAATTGCTTTTGTTAAATTAACTGTTAGTGTTGCATTAGCTGTATTATTTACAATTGCATTATTAAGAGCAGAACTTGTAGCAACTCCGTTAAAGTTTACTATTGAAGATAGTAATCCACCTATTGCGCAACCAGTTCCACTTTGAGCAGTTATATTTCCGTTTAACGTAAAGGTGCAATTTCCACCATTAAAATTTAGTCCAGCTAAAGTATTGGTACTTGAACCTAAAATATTACCAGTAACGGTAACAATTGTTGTTGAACAATTTATTAGTTCTAAACCAAAACTTGTACCTCCTACAATTGTGTTTGCTATAACTGTTGTAGATCCATTAATTCCAAGAAATCTTAATGTGGCTGCAGTTCCTCCATTAGTAATATTATCACATACATAAGTAAAAGGTGCTGATCCTAAAAATTGACCTCCTGCTGTTACACCAGTTGTTGCACCATTACGCAATGATATAACATTTATGTTCTGGTTGATAGTGACATTGAAGTTATTTGTATACACATCATCTGCAGAAGTGGGAAGGGTTCCTCCATTCCATGTTGCTGTACTGGACCAGTTACCAGTGGCCACTGCATATTTAATAGCCATGACTAATAATTTTTATCATCAATAAAAGTTTGAAGTGTTTGCATTACTCCAACTACAGCTTTTTCTACAGCAGGATCAATCTCTGCAACTTCAAAAATATCTAGTTCTGCCATTATTTTAGAGTAGTCAGGTTGCATAATAATCTGATCACCCTGCATTCTATATGGTGTAAATCTTAGAGCAATTGAAGCTCCCTTAGGTGCATCAAATGGTGCAATTGTTAAATTACATAAATAGTATGGATATTCTATACCATCAACTATCAAAGGATTTTTACTTACTAGTTTCATCTTTTTATTTTATACGTAAATATGTGTGTATCTACCTGTCCAATTTACATTTGTTGCTACTTGAGATATTGCACTACCATTACTGGCAATAGTTAATCTGGTGATTGTCCATACATTTGCTGAGTCTAAACTTCCATTAGGTGCAATACCTAAGTAGTCATAGACATTAAAGTCATGTCTTCTCTCAAAAGTTGTAGCAACAACCTTTGGTTTACCATTCTTATCAGTAATCTCTAGACCCTGACCAAATACATTTCCACTTGAGTCTACTACTTGCATTAGTATATTATTCCGTATGCATAATAAGTTGTTCCGGCTATATTAGAGAATACTGTTATAGTATCTCCAGGATTTAGTGCATATGTAAGATTATCTGTTAAAGTATCACCAGCTGATAAACTTAAATCATATATAGTAGTTGTAGTACTAGTTGATGATTCATACTTTTCTAACTTAAGATCATATGCTGCAGGATTATTAAACCGCATAGTAAAAATTTTTGATAATAATACTCCACCAGTAGTACCTATAAATAACACAGTACCTGTTATTGCAACATCTCCTTGTTTACTAAACTCTGCCATACATTAATATAGTAAAAATTTTTGACATAAAAAAATCCCCGAACAATCTCCGGGGACTTAACAGTTGCCTTGTTGAATATAATGGAGTTATAGAATTAGGCAACCATGTATCCTACAAAGAACATAATACTTAGCATTAGTGCTATAGCCAGATTACTTAATTGCCTTGCTCCCTTATCTTCTTCCCATACATGATAGGTATGATTGTAATAAGGTCTAGTCAGATCAATAGAAGCTCTCCATAAAAATGCTACAAACATTAGCACTAGAATTAGTAGTATGGTCTTTATCAGTATCATAGTGAATCAATTCTTCTTTGTAAATATACTAAAGCTTTTTGTAAATCCTCTTTTTCTTTAGATTTATTTTTCTTTCCGGCTCTTGCTAGATACTTAATTACATTACCAAGATAGAAATCTTTATCTAGTCCCCAGGCATCCAGCACTTTAAATACCTCATAGGCACTATTTTT